TCAAGATACAATAATGTGGATGATGCCTAGCTTGATGCGTATCTTTACAAGTGGTAAAGACGTTGTACGTTTTGCACCACATGGCCCAGAGGACGTGCAAGTAGCAGAACAGGCTACGAACTATGTGAACCATGTGTTCTACAAACAGAACAATGGTTTTGACATACTGTACAACTTCTTCTTTGATGCTCTCTTACAAAAAGTAGGCATCGTAAAACACTACTGGGAAGACGTAGAGAAGACAACCACAGAGTCCTACGAGAAGCTGACAGAACAAGAGTTTAGCCTGTTACAGCAGGACGAAGAACTAGAGATAGTAGAACACACAGAAGACATAAAAGTAATAGAGATACCTGATCCACAGACAGGGGAGATGGTAGAAGTAGAAGAAATAAGCCATGATGCTATATTTTCGCGCACAAAGATAAGTGGTAAAGTAAGCATAGAAAATGTACCACCAGAAGAATTTCTGATAAATCGTGGAGCTAAAAGCCTAGAAGATTTCAGGTTTGTTTGTCACAGATCGCACAAGACCCGTGGCGAACTTATAGAAATGGGGTTTGATGAAGATATAGTAGAAAACTTAGCAGGTTCTGGATCAAGTGCAGACGGTATTACCACAAGCCAAGAGTACATTGCTAGACACGCTTACGACAACACAAACGTAACAGACATAGGCTCTATGTCCAAGTCTGAAGACACAGTTGAAGTATTCGAGTCGTACACCAGACTAGACATGGAGGACAATGGTGTAGGTGTACTCTACAAAGTGATACACGCTGGTAATGAAATCTTAGAGAAAGAGCCAGTAGATACCATACCATTTAGCTCTATCTGTCCTATTCCGATTCCACACAAGTTCTATGGTCTATCGGTAGCAGAGACAGTACAAGACATACAGTTAGTACGCAGTACACTTACAAGGAACCTCTTGGATAATATGTACCTTGCTAACAACGGACGATTCCAGATAGTAGAAGGTCAAGTTAACATAGACGACTTGTTAACCAACCGTCCCGGTGGAGTTGTGCGTACCAGATCACCTAATGCTCTACAGCCTATACAAACACCTGCCTTGCAGCAGTACAGTTTTGAGATGTTAGACTACTGGGACAAATTAAAATCCGGGCGTACAGGCGTAAATCCTGCTACACAGGGGCTACCTGCTGACATTCTAAAGTCACACGTAACTCAAGGTGCTGTACAAGGTGCTCTTAGTAACGCACAAGGCAGAGTAGAACTTATAGCTAGAATCTTTGCTGAAACAGGTGTTAAAAGTATGTTCAAAGCTATCTACAACCTTATACAAAGGTATGAAGATGGTAAAAAGGTAATGAGATTAAACAACAGCTACTATGAGGTTGACCCATCAAGTTGGATAGAAGACTTAGATGTAACCGTAGAAGTTGGTTTAGGATATGGAGATCAGGATGTTAGGCTTAATAATTTATCTAGTTATGCAGGTCTTATAGAAAAGATTGCACAGCAAACACAAAACATAGTTTCACCGGATAACATATATAACTTAGCTAAAGAAATTGGTGCAGAGATGGGTATAAAAGATACTGATCAGTATATTACACCACCTCAGCCAGTAGAACCTCAGCCAAGTCCACAAGAACAGCTTGCACAAGCACAGGGACAAGCTATGATCATGGAAGCTGAGACTTCTAGAATGGAAGCAGAAATAAAAGCTAACGAACTACAAATAAAAGCTGGTAAACTAGAGTTAGAAAGATTAGAACTAGAAAATAACATTAACCTCAAAAAAGAAGAGATCAAGTTAAAAGGTGTAGAGCTTGGATACGAGATGTCTTCTCAAAGAAATGTAAAGGCATAGGAGTTAAACATGGCAAGACAAAATAGTTACTACAGAGTAAATTCAAGCGAGAACCTAGCAGCAACTACAACTTCAGGAGCTACCAGATCAGGTGCGTGTCCTGCACAAGTAACTAAAGTAAGAATATCTGTAACTGGATTAGCTTACGTGGCAGTCAAAGGTGGTCAAGGAGCTACACCTACAGCAACTGTAGCTGCTGGAGTACAACTAAACGCAGGTGGCCCAGAGATTTTTACAGTAGTTGAAGGTGATAAAATAGCAGCAATAACTGCATCAGGTACAGCTACAGTTAATGTAACTTGGCTAGAAGGCTAACACGGGGAGGTTCACTTGGCTACTAATAAAAAGATAACTGCTCTTTCAGAATTATCTGAAATAAATCTTGCGGATGACGATGTTCTTGCTGTAGTAGATGTTAGTGCAGGTACAACCCACAAAGTAAGAAAATCAACCTTGGCATCTGCCTTAGCTGGTGTTGCTTCTATATCAGCAGATAGTCCATTAGCTGTAAGTGCATCCACGGGATCAGTTACTGTAAGCACAGGAACCATACCTGTTTCCAAAGGGGGTACAGGTGCTACTTCACTGACAGACGGTGGTGTGCTATTAGGTTCTGGTACAGGTGCTGTAACTGCTATGGGTGTGTTATCTGATGGTCAAATGATCGTAGGAGATGGTACAACAGACCCGGTAGCTGAGAGTGGAGCTACACTGCGTACCTCTATAGGTCTTGGGTCTATTGCTACTCAAGCTTCTGACTCCGTAAGTATTTCAGGAGGATCAATAACAGGTATTACTGATCTAGTTGTAGCAGACGGTGGTACAGGTGCATCTAGTTTAACTGATGGTGGAGTTTTGTTAGGATCAGGTACAGGAGCTATTACAGCAATGGCTGTACTAGGTGACGGTGAGATGATCGTTGGTGACGGTACAACTGATCCAGTTGCAGAAAGTGGAGCTACTCTTAGGACTTCTATTGGCGTAGCAATAGGGTCTGACGTACAGGCTTTTGATGCAGACACCTTAAAAGCTGATACCGCAGACAATCTTACTGCTGGTTTTTCCACAACGGTACACGATGCTGGAACTAAATCTTCAGGAACTTACACACCTGACCAAGATGACGGCAACATACAAAAAGCTGTCAATGGAGGAGCGCACACATTAGCTCCAACAGTCGATGATTGTGCAGTAATAATTCAATACACCAACAACGCTAGTGCTGGAACAATCACAACGTCTGGTTTCACATTGGTCGATGGTGATGACATTAGCACAACTAACGGAGATGATTTCTTTTTCTATCTAACTAAAGCAAACGGATTTTCCCTTTTGACAGTGAAAGCTCTCCAATAATGTTCGCTTCTATCTACTCAATGCAGGGTGGCTCTAGTCTCTTTGGTGGGGACTTCTTTGCCACAGGTGGTAACACCATTACAGGTGCTGGGTTGAATATTGTCCACACATTTACAGGTAGTGGTACGTTTGCCGTTGTTAAAGGTTCAACTGCGGTTAGCTATCTCGTGATTGCTGGAGGAGCAGGTGGTGGTGGTTATGCAGGTGGAGGTGGTGCTGGAGGTTATCGAGCATCTTTTAATAACGAAGCATCTGGAGGTGGAGCATCAAGCGAAACTAGTCTTACCTTGGGTACAGGAAGTTACACCTGCACAGTTGGAGCAGGTGGTGCTGGTGGAGGTAACGCAAGTACTGTAGGCGCAAACGGTGCAAATTCAGTCTTTAGTTCAATTACATCTATAGGCGGAGGTGGCGGAGGTTCTACTCTTAGCGGATCGGGAACTGCTGGAGCTAATGGTGGTTCTGGCGGTGGCGGTTCGTGGGGAGGTTCTCCTATGTCAAACGCAGGTGCTGGAACTTCAAACCAAGGTTTTGCTGGTGGAGTTGGTGATCCTATTGATAACGGAGGCGGTGGTGGAGGCGGTGGCGCAAGTGCCGTTGGAACCAATGTTTCTGGAACAACCGCTGGAAATGGTGGTGCTGGCGTAGCGTCTACAATTACTGGGTCATCTGTTACTCGTGCTGGCGGTGGCGGAGGCGGAATGGGATTAAGTGGTGGATCAGGATCAGGCGGATCAGGTGGAGGAGGACATGGAGGAGACAGAGGATCATCTAACCCAAATTCTGTTGCTGGAACTACAAACACAGGAAGCGGAGGAGGTGGTGGAGATGGAACATCTAATTTTGGCTCTGCTGGTGGTTCAGGCGTAGTCATAGCAAGTTACAGACCAACATTAGAAGCCGCTACAGGTGGAAACACCATTGCAACACTAGGCAACTACACAATACACACATTTACAAGTTCTGGCACATTTACAATACCAGAGAACAAAAGAGTACCAATTCAATACCTTGTTATTGCTGGCGGTGGCGCAGGTGGTGGAAAGAGTGGCGGTAACGGTGCTATAAGTGGCGGTGGTGCAGGTGGTTACAGAAATTCTACTCTTGGCGAAACATCGGGTGGAAGTAGTAGCACTGAAGCAACATTATCATGTGTTGGTGGCAATTACACAGTTACAGTTGGTGCAGGAGGTACAGGTGATACAGGCAGTGATAATCATGGTAGTGACAGTGTATTTGGATTAAATCCATCAGTCGTTCTTCCAACTGTAACTTTTGATGGTACTAATGATTATTTATCTTATAGTGGAACTCCAATGCCTGACGGCCCTGCGGGTACTTTTTCATGCTGGTTTAGATTTGATGAGGCACTATCTGGAGTGGCGGATTATTTTTATCAGTCAGGTGGAACGCACTTTGATATTCGAAGAAACGAATACAACCAAATATCTATAATAGGATATACCTCATCAAATGGTTTTCTTTTTAGCGTATACAGTTCTTCAACAACTTTTGGTACAGTTAGCACTGATTGGCATCATGTTGTTATCAGTTGGAATTTAGTTTCTAGTCCAGTGTGTCATATGTACATTGACGGAGTAGCCGATGTTGATATTCAAGCTATAAATGCTGGGAATATTAATTATTCTGGGAGTGGCAATACTCAAAAACTTGGCGCAGGTATTGATGGATCAGATAAATTTCCGGGTCAAATGGCTCAATTTTATCTAACCAATGAATATATTGATATTACGCAAGCCTCTAACCTAGCAAAATTTATAACTACGGGAGGTCGCCCTGTAGATATGGGGTCTGACGGAGCTACACCTACTGGTACAGCCGCAAAGTTATTCTTTAATAGCGCATTAGATTCATGGCACACCAATGATGGTACTGGTGGTGGTATGACTGAGGTAGGAGCTTTAACTGCTGGTTCACCAATTCTTTTTACCCCTACTGTACTTAGTATTGGTGGTGGAGGTGGTACTGGAGGAACGTCAGCAGCATCTGGAAAAGGTTCTGCTGGTGGTAATGGATACGGTGGTGGAACAGGCACTGCTGGTACGACAGGCCAAGGTTCTGCTGGAGGAATTGGTTTTTGGTCTGGAACAAACGGTGCATCAGGTGGCGGAGGGGGTGCAGGTGGTGCAGGTGTTGGAACGTCAAATACTACAGGCGGAGCAGGTGGAGCAGGTTTATCTTCTAGCATTACAGGTTCAAGTGTAACTCGTGCAGGTGGAGGTGGAGGTGGTTCTATGAACTCTACTCCGGGTGCAGGAGGTTCTGGAGGCGGTGGTGCTGGTGTAACTGGTTCAAATAACGGTGTTGCTGGAACAGTTAACACAGGTTCTGGGGGTGGTGGAACTGGAAATGTTCATGCTACGTCAGGTGCAGTCAATGGTGGAAGCGGTGGATCAGGCTTAGTTGTTCTTAAATACCGATCTTCAAATAATTTCACAGAGGCTACAGGAGGTACAATTACTTTCGATGGTGACTACGCAATACACACATTTAACTCTAGTGGAACCTTTTCTGTTAACACTGTTGGCGTTGCTGATAGTACTCTTGATTATCTTGTGATTGCAGGTGCAGGTGGAGGAGGAAAAGGTGCGGCAAATGAAGGTGGAGGCGGAGGTGGCGCAGGAGGTTATCGAGCTAGTTGGAACTCTGAAGCATCTGGTGGAGGTGGGTCTAGCGAGACAGGGCTAACAGCCTCTATTCAAGATTATACTGTAACTATTGGTGCTGGTGGTGCTGGAGATACAAGCACTGGCGGTACAGGAGCCAACGGAGCCAATTCAGTTTTTGGATCAATTACGTCAACTGGAGGTGGTGGAGGTGGTTCAGCTACAAACGGTGGAAATAATCCCGGAGCCGCTGGCGGTTCTGGGGGTGGTGCTAATTATTCTGGTGCAGGTGGTGCTGGAACTTCTAATCAAGGATTTGCGGGTGGTACTGGGGGAGGTGGTTCTCCCGTAGCGGCATACTCAGGCGGTGGAGGTGGAGCAGGTGCAGTCGGTGCAAATACTAGTAGCGGAAATGGCGGTGCTGGTGGTGTTGGAGTAGCGTCTACTATTTCTGGTAGTTCAATCGTCAGAGCGGGAGGTGGCGGAGGTGGAGATGATGCCAGTTCAGCAGGAGGCGCAGGTGGAAACGGTGGCGGTGGACAAGGAGAGGTTTCTAGTTCTTCCGCTGGAACAGCGAATACTGGCGGTGGCGGAGGCGGTGGAAATGGTGCTGGCGGAAATGGTGACGC